CCCAAGATGACTGCCAGGGCAACAGGGTCTGTAATATCCGCTTTAACTTGCAGTTGTTCTAGAACGTATTGTTGCGCCGGAGTGCATTGGGGACATTCAATCATAATAATCAGAACTTGTACTTCAGACCGGCTTTGGTGCCGTAACCATTCTGTTCAGCGGTAATGAAGGAGACTTCACCGTACACCGACAGCTTATCGCTAGCAGCGTAGGAACCACCAGCTTTACCAGCCAGTTCCACTTCAGTGTCAGCGCCATCAGGAGCGACGACAGTAGGACCAGCTTGGACATACCAGCCAAACTTACCGGAACCGCCTTCAACGCCCACGTGGGTGTCAATGGTGGAACCGTTGTAGCTGCCACCAGCGAAACCGCTGTTGACTTCAACGTTAGCATAAGGACCGGCAAAAGCAGGAGCAGCCATCAGAGCGACAGCGGGGAGGATAGCAAGAGTTTTCATTTCTTAATTTTGAGGTTACGTTTAGCAGTTTTAGCGGCGCGTTTAAAGTTAGCAGCCGTGGGTGCGCCAGCAGACCCAGGCTTTCTCATTTTTTCACCACTGCCAGCAGCGATACGCTTGCGTTTGGCGTGGATGTTTGCATAGAGACCAGGCTTAGCCATTACTTTTTAGTCCCTTTCTTAGGAGGACGACCTTTTTGTGAACCGTAGGTTCCTTTACCTTGAGGCATGGTTACTTCCTTTTTTTAGATTTACCAGCTTTGCTTAATGCAATAGCTACTGCCTGCTTTTGAGGGTAGCCTTCAATCTTCAGTTTACTAATGTTAGATGAAACAGTCTTTTGAGACTTACCCTTCTTAAGAGGCATAGCTTTCTAAAAGTGATCGTATGTTCTGTGTAATTGCCAACCCACCAACTTTAGTATCAAGTGGTCTACCTTCTTCATCTGTGATGACTAGGACTGGGGTGGCAGTCACACTATAGAACTTGGCTAGGCGTAGGTTACGTTCAGGGATGGGTTCATCACCAGCATCTTCAAGGTCAACCTTTTCAATAATGCTGATGCGTTCATCTTTCACACCTTTAAAGTATTTGTCTACTAGGGCACAAGGACCGCAAGATTTTTTAGAGAAAAGGTAAAACTTGTTCACCAGATACCAGGGATGATTTGAACAGTCAGCGCGTAAGCGCCAAGAGCAGCCATGACGCCAAGCATAGCAAGGCGACCATTGAGCTGCTCAGCTCGTTCGTTATGTGGGACACCGTAGGGATGATCAGTCATAATGAGGGGTGGCTCTTTAGCCCAAATGTTTGTGTCGTTCATTAGAATTTAAGATCAGAGCGGGCAAGCTTCTGCATGATTTCGTCACGGTATGCCGGGTCACGATCGTACCTAGCATCGGACATAGCCCGTACAACTTCTGCTTGACTCTTAAATGTGTCAGCAGGAGTTGCAGCTTTACCTTGAATCATTTTACCTTCGTAACCGTTTGCGTCAGTGTAACGTGCCTGAAGACCAGCAAGTGCCAAGTTAATAGCAGCAACGTTACCAGAATCAACAACGTTATCAAAAGCTTGAATCTCAGCTTCAGAGAAGTTTTGAGCTGCCCAACCAACTAGGTTTTGATAAGCTGCTTCACCACCCACAGAGTTTTGGATGGTGTTGATATCAGCTTGGCTAAGCTCAACGGACTGAGGAGCATTTGCTTGAGGAAGATTTTGTTCATACTCGAAGTATGCTTGGATGAGTTCTTTAGAAGACATCTTCTCAAACTCAGCAAGAGTCTCTTGGCTCAATTCACCTTTCGACTCAAACTCTTCGGCTGCCCGACTAATGGCTTCGATTTGCGTAGAATACTCAAACCGTTCTTCTTGCTGATCTTCAGCTTGTGGTTCTTGCGTTTCTTCTTGTCCATCACGTGAACCAAGTTTCTTTTCAAGTTCGATGTAAGCTTTTTCAAGCTCTTGTGCATCTTTATACTTTCCAGCCAACCGAGCATTAGCTTGGTTGATCATCTCTTCTCCAATAGCCAGAGACTCAGCTTGGTCGGCTTCAATGGCACCGACAATTTCATGATCACCAGCTGGATCGTAAGATAGGATTTCTGCCATAATTATTGCATTGGTGGAATGACATCCTCACCCATTACCGCGTTGACAGTTTCACCTGCAATTGGGTTTTTGGATGGATCAGCCAAGGGTGATTTAAGCATCTGACCTGCTTGTTGCATCATGAGTTGGTCTTCTTGTGCTTGAGCAGCATCAGCTTGTTCTTGTTGGATTTGCTCCATAGACTTCACAAGGTTCAATACGTCGATACCTTGTGCAGCTGCCAGACGTTTAATAGCTTCGTCAGCATTGATGTATTGCATCAGTGCATCCGGTCCAAGTGTCTGGGCAATAGTCATGATAAAGGAAGTGAGAGACTCACGATCCTGTCCACGACCAAGTGCATTGATACCAGCGACAATAGTAGGATTAACCAGATCTTTAGGAATCTTAGGAAGTTGTCCACTACGTTGCAGGACCAACAGTTTGCGGTTGAGATAAGGAAGAAGGAACTCAACAGTCAGCAAGGAGAATAGACCACCAAGCTGTTGTTCAAGTTCAAGTTGAGTAAGACGAACTTCTTCAGCAGTAGTCCGCTCGGACTGTCTCACATTGAGAATGAGGAACGCTTCAGACAAACGACGCTCAAGCTGTTGCATCATCGTCATAGCAGTGTTGAAGTCAGCAGTCTTACCCACTTGGATAACACCGATGTCTTCGGGTCTGCCTTGAACGATTGCTCCGTTGCCTGCCTTCGCCAGCGTCTGTGCTTTAGTCGTGCTTGAGGGTGATACCACGAAAACGACCTTAGCGGCTGCTGCAGAGCCTTCTACGAGGCTTTGGGAGAGTGCATCAAGCGACTTAAGATCTCCCAAGAATTCCTCAACTCTACCCCGTCCATAGTTTTCGCCATCGACAGAATTGAAGCGCAGTACAAGCCAAGGACTAGCATCCGCCGGAGCTTTACTGTCGGATCCAGGAATCTTCTTACCATAAACCTCTTGATGCCACAGCCAACGATTGTTGTCTAAGCGTACATGGGTATAAACTTCTACATCATTCTCATGGGAGAAACCCTCATCCATAACAGGAAGAGGTTCTTTAATGAGTTCTTTTGGTAGAAGGTTTTTGTTAATAAGTTCTTTGGTTACGATCTCAATTACGTTACCGTTACCATCTCTATCGACAACGTAGCGATTAAGTGGGTAATGTTTCAACCCTTCCTTACCCATGTAAATCAGTGCATTACCACCAACCACCAGATGCTTGAGAGCTTGGTGAACAACGACACGATCGCTGGAAGCAGCAACCGAATCCATCACCATACGCTCCATCTTGGCAAAGCTTAAGTCAAGCTCAGAACGGATTTCAGCAGGCAGTTCGGTGCCTAGCTTATCATCACGTACCTGTAGCTTGAAGAAGGTGGTTTGAGGAGGTAGGAGGGACAGCATCAACTTAGATGCAAGTGTCACTACCCCTTTAGCACCTACGCTTTGCCAAGGTTGACGCAGTGTTTGATGGGTAACCCTGAACTCATCACGTTGGATGAGGTAAGGAATGGTGAGCTTTGAACACTCAACCGCTGTGTCTAGAAATTGTGAACGGTAGCTGGATAGATGATCGTACCTGCTTTTAGCGTTCATTTAATTAACCAATGTTAAGTCCAGAGCCGGTGGTTCCACCGACGTTAAGGGGAATACGAAGAGATGCGACACCTTTGCCCAAACCTGCAACGGTTTTACGCCGTGATCGAGCAGTACGAACACCTACGTTTTGAGTTGCACCAGTTGTTCTAACAGGAGCCATTGCTTCACGCATGGCTTCAGTTTGAGCCATCATTGATTCGCGTTGGAGTTTAAGTTGATCTTGGAATGCTTTTTGCTGCTGTTCCATCATTGCTCTTTGACGGTTAGCTTCAGCAGTTGCTGCTCGCATTCCTTCTTGTTGCCTGTGATGTTGTCGGCGTTGTGCGCCCATGATTAAGTGTCCTCATCAAGTCTGTTTTCGATCCACTCCAATACACTCCGCTGACCAGCACGATACATGATCTGGTTTAGCGGTGTGTCAGGAGATGGGTTGACGGGTGGAAAGACATCTTCTAGTTCTTCAAGAAGACGCCTAACAGTAAGCCCAAAGTTAGGCATACTGTGGGAGATTGGGGTTTGCATGTTCAAAGAACGCTGGCATACGTGCTCGTCGGGTGTCAGCAAGCTCAGGTGCTTTACCTTCGTACATCAGGCGATCACTGCTATCCAGCCAAAATTTTTTGTTCAGATATTTATTAGGATTATTAGCCTTGAGTGGTTGCATAATCCAATTGATAGTAGCCTTACGAAGCTTATCCAAAGAAGGAGAAACTTCAAGGTTAAGCTCACGTGCGACCAAAGAGTTGACAGCCACGTGAACTTGTTCATCACGGGAGATGTCAGCAGAGACAGTCCTCAACCCCGCATCTCCGTTAAAACGGAAAAAGGGTAGTAGCACAAAGAAAATCGCACGTTCGGCAACCAGTGCCTTGAGGATCGTGTGATCCGGGTGAGCAACCCAAGCGTCGCGTAGGCGCATGGCTTCTTCTTCAGCTTTGTCATCAACACCGATGGCATTGGTAATATAACCCAGTGCAAGGTCGTGTTTAATTTCGTCCTGGACATTGGATTGTAGGACTTCCCGTGCCAGCTTCGGTACATCGTTGCCAAGTGCATCTGTAATAAAGTCACCTACGGGCAGTTCCATGTGGCGGATTGCCAAGGCACGGTAGATAGTTTCTTCCGCACCTTCGACAAGCTGACCAGCTGTGGTTTGGACTGGTGTCCAAGTTCTATTACGTTCAAGTAGTTTTTGATAAG